AACTGAAATACCACCTAATTTTGGTTTACTGAATTTTCTAACAATATCTTGTCTCTTAAGAGATTTTCCCCTAAAATCAAGCAATTCAAGTTTATTATTTGTTACCGTACCAAAAACTCTTAGAAAAATACCATTCCTAATATTTGATTTACTAGTAGCAAGACTAATTGTACTTGCATTGACTTTTTTAACAAAATATTGACCTTCGGGTATATCAAGTGGAATATTATTATTAGCACTATACCAAACAGGATCACCAGTGAAGAATGGGTTTGATCCAATATTTAACTGTTCTCCATTAAACTGACCACTAAACAACATTGATAGTGGTTTTGGATCTATTGGAGTATTAAAGTAATCTGGTAATGATGGAGATACTGCATATGTATTCTGTTTATCATCAATATACATATTCTGCATATTTGCAGACATATTTGCCAAATCTGGAAGATTAACAGCAGCAACTTTTGATATACCTCGTCTAATAGTATAGACTACATTTATCAGAGGAATATTAGCAGGTAAATTAACATCAAAACTCTTGTCATCTGCAACTCCAAGAACACTAACATCATAAACAGTACCATCATTAGCAGTTAAAGTACCAATATCACCTAAAGTGAAAACATGAGTATCATATGTTGTTATTCTATATTGAGCAGCACCATTAATATTATTTGTTAATTTTACTAGTCCAGCAACATCATATTCTGGAGTAATATTTAAAATCCAACTCCTAAGAATTTGAGCGTCAGAATCATGACCAAGAGAGACGATTTCTACCTGATCTCCTGCTTGATAATAATTAGATGCTTGTCTATCAAAAGTTAATTGACCAAGAACACCACTTATCTTTACTCTTATCTCCTCTCCAACAGAATTAATGGCATATGCATAATCTGGTGTTTCAACATTAGTCTCAACAGGAATTGGAATTGGAGAACTTAAACCAAAGAATTGGGTAGATGACTTAGATGTATATGGAATTTCATAATCAACACCATCTACAGTTACTGATAAAATACCAGAAGTAGGGAAACTAATAGTAGAATCAACATCAATCCAAACCTGGTTTAAACCTACTGCTTCAGTAATTTTAGTTTTAGGATGTACTGAGAATTTAAATTGTTCAAGATCTGGGTTATAGTCTAAACTTAACCTAAAATATGATGCTCCATCTTTAATTATTTCTTCTACAGCAGTAATAGAACCAGTTGCTTTTACAAGGTTTGCTGTCTCATCCTGGAAAAGAGTTCTATTTACTAAGTCGTTTGGATCACCTAATAAATCCTTAACGACTAAATCTCTAACAATTCTATAATCTGCATCTGATGCTTGCAGCAAAAAGTCCCTTGGTTTGACAATTGATACATCAACACCAAAGATTACCTTAAAAAGTATATCAAACGAAGATGTAGAACCCTTGGAAGCATAGAAATCTTTTAATCTAGATACAATATTCTTTTCGTTTACTTCATCAAAGAATTTAACCTCTTCAAAACCAGGGGTATATTGCTTCTTAAACTTCTTATAAAACTCAAATAGGAATAGTGCATGTAAATTATAAACAACCGTGCTAGAGGCGTGTGTAGACACCCCTGTTTGACTAAAAATAAGACTGTCGTCTTCTTGTCCCTTATAAGAGGTTATTCCACTAAATCCTCTTGAGCAATTAACAAAAGAAACAGGAGTTTTTGATTCATAACTGATAATCTCACTATCAATTTGAATTAAACCATTATTGTCAGGAAAACCTTGCGTATTCTCTACTTCTATAGTCTCAGAGAACAAATCACTACTAGATGTAGTATTTGTAGTGTAAACTAATTCTGATAAGTTCTCTAATCTTACATATTGATCAATATTATTGAGAATATCAGTAGGACCAGCAGGAGACTCCAGCGATCCATAATAAGACCTAAGAAACCCCTGAAATTCGGGGAAATTCTCTTTTACAAAATTGGGAAGATGATCCTGTACTAAATGACGGACCTTTACTCTATTATGCATATTCTTATAGTCTTACGTAATCCCCGTTGAGGTAGCTAGACGATACTATATATCCCGATCCTGAAAGTTCTGCTCCAGAAGAAATCGTATCGGTAACCATTGTCAACGCAGAAGACCCTGAACTTAATTGTAAGTACAAATCCTGCTTCCCAATGATGTCATTAGATTTTGGTAATGCGGAGAATTCGATAATTTCATCTCCAGACACTTTTTTAGATGTAGATATGATATTAACTGCATTAATCAGTATTTCACCCTTCACATAATCAATAGTACCTACATTTTTTCTGACAACTACAGGTTGCTGTTTAGCATCAAGTCTAATCATAACCATATTACCTGTTAAGTAGTCACTATTAGGCACATCAGTAAAGTAAACAGTTCCTGTTATACCACTAACTCCTACACCAGAAGTCTTAATATTGTATCCAGTAGGGTTTTTAATGTGGAATTCATTACCAAAACATACTTCATATTCTGCAAATTGATTCATTAAGACCCTAAGATCCCGTCTCATTTGTACATTTGTGATGTTTGAGGTAATTGAACTACCTGAATCATCAATTAGTTTAAGGAATTTACTGTATTTAAACCTTGAACCGTACTTATTCAAGTCTGTAGACTTACTATATTTATCGATATTTGCAGAGATTGTCTTTTTCAATGATGCTGCATCACCAGTATTAGAATTATAATAGATAGCAGACTCATATTCTATGTAAAGGTACTTCAAATCAATGAATTCTGGGATAATACCTGCAACAGCATACTTCTTCAAAGCAATTTTTAGGTTATCTTTGATGTTATTTGGTAAATATGTACCATTTTTAGGTTTAACAGTGATGTAAACCTTACCAAATTGAGGAGGAATTAACTCTTCACCACCAAAAACCGATACAGACTCAGTTTCTGGGAAGATTTGAGGTAGAATGGTCTCATAATCAGTAGCAGTAACCGCTCTATTTTGAGAGGCATAGACCCTAGGAGCAAATTTCTTGATAGAAGAGATAGTTTCAATGGCAGTACCACCACCTGATACCTCATCAACCGTTATAATAGGAGAAGATAACTTAATAGAGTTGCCATTATTATCAAATAATCGCCCTACAAAAGTAAAATCGGACACTCCATTAGCATCTTGTGCTGCTGTCGTGATATAAGAGCAAATAATGTAGTTACCATCCTGTAATTTACGTCCAAAAACACCATCACCAAAGAATATTTCGTATTTTTGGTCTTGAATTTCATTCAAAAAGAAGACATCCTGACTTGCATCAACTTCAGTGATGTTATTGACGTACTTATACTTCCTACTAATGGAACTTGTCTTCGATTCTCTTACGTCTATTCTCAATAAGGTGGTATCTATAGCGTTATTATTGAGAACAAACCTTTGATCCTTGTTTAAACTGTCGTAGGTGAACGATTCAGTGAGGTATATGCCCTCATAAACGTCCAGATCATTAAATGTAGCAATACCACCCGATACAGGGACTGTAACGTCTTCTGGAATGGAGAATGTAAAACTTTGTGTACCAAATTTAGATGAACTAGTACATACAATACCCTTCCTAAGAGTTACTGTAATAGGATTAGAACTTAATGTTGCTGTAGATACGAAAAATGATATTTTTGCCTTCGCTGCTATAGGTGATCTCGGTATATAACCAACGTTTCTTGCTAATGATACGACATTTTCCCTTAAAGTCGCAGCATCAATAAACACCTCATTTGCTAACATGTTAGCATTGTAAGAAGAGATGTATGTATTATATGCTAGGGTGTCTAAAAGTATAGAGAAGTTCGATCCATCAAAGTCAAAGTCTGTAAAGTCACTATTTGTACGTAGATAACTCTTAATTTGACTTTTTATCTGGTCAAAATCTAAATTTGAAAAATTTACTAACGCCATTATTTACCTTGTAGGAAGCAACACGAATTCTAACTGTTGCGGTTGTGCGTCAATACCGACTATAAGATAGATTACTGTCACATTCATTGCATTACCCCTAAAATCGGGTTCTACAGTGACTGTATCTACTTCTACTCGTGGTTCATAATTTTCTATTACAGTTTCAATCTCTCTTCTTAAGTTATCTGCCGTGAAGGTGTCAATTGTCTCAAAAAGGAGTCTATTAACTGCACAACCAAGATCAGGATCAAATATTTTTTCGCCCTGTATGGTTAATACAAGGTTTTGAACGGAACGTGCAATAGCAGACTCATTCTTAAGTACCAAAAGGTCTTTAGTAATGGGATTCCTTTTTAAAGATAAACTAATATCTTTAAATCCAGTGCTTGACCGCTCTAGAGGCATGATATTTATTAATTATTAATTATTATTTAGCGACTTCCCAATCAGTTCCTACTTCAGTAGGATCATATAGTTCTTCTTTGTGTAAATTACGATTGCGTTTAGCAGTCTTATCCAAATACTTATCTGAGTCTGTTTCAGTTAAGAGACCGCTATCTTTAGCAGTATAATCAGGGTTTACCCAAATATCCATGAGTTCGAGGGGGTTGGTCGTACTATATTTATACGGTTTCTGACCAATACCCTTTTCTTAACTTCCAGTCAGCATACATTTGACCAAATATCATTCCTTCGTGCGACTTTATATCTGCCCCATCAAGTAATTCTAATTGTCTTTTAGAGAGTTTGCCGCCCATCATTTCTCGGTATTCCTTAGGGAAACGAGCGATTGCGGCGGTTATGTCTTCTGACTTCATTTGCCCTGACCTTTGTATCTCTTCTTGGCACTATTTCGAGAGGTTGCGGCATATTTTGTATGCTTGCCTCTTCCTTGTCGAGTTTTTTTCGGGGTAACCTCTGATACGGTTACTGATCCAAAGTTGCCTGTTTTAGTTCTGACGGGCATTACTATCTCCGTTGTGGTTGTACATCAATTTTGTCTGGGTCAATATTATTCTCTTCGTCCGAGAAAAAGCGGTCTGCTAAGTCTTGTAGAACTTCACTTAACTCATCCTCTGTGAGGCACTGATAAAGTACCTCATTATTATAGTATAAGTTGTATAAGGTTCCTACATTCATTAGATTACCCTTGTCTTCTCGTGACCGACTCTGATACGAGGATCGCACCAAGTCTCAACGTCTGCTTCTTTGGCATCTAGACAGAATGAGACATCTTCGCCACACATGTCTTGTACTTTACCAGACTCAAAGACTTGCATCTTAGGAGCAAACCAAGGATATTCGAGACGTTCAAAGACACCCTTACGAATCATAACCCAACCGAATCCTGTATAATCGACAGTGAATGGTTTGCGTCTCTTACTCATAGACTCTACAGTCTCGTGATTCATAACTCCACCGTTCTTACGGAAGTCATCTTCATCTAACCAGTGAGCAACTGAGGTAGTGTGTCCATCTTCAGTGGCATACCATCCAGCAGTAATTTCTTTCTCTGGTTGTTGGATACCATCCTTGTCTGGACCAGGTACTGCAAGATCACACAATTGCCAGAACTTCTCTGTACTGAATACTATGTCACTATCAATCCATAACTGATAGTCATACTTAAGTTTACCATCCCAAGGTATCTGCTTAGGACCACGTAATACATTTGCTCCGAGACACTTGCAACGTGCAAAGTTAACCATAGAAGAGTAATCCTGCGAGATCTGAATGCTCATCTGATTCTGTACCAGATCAAAGCACAACTGCACAAAACTCTTTAAGAACTGATAAGAGCATCCTCTACCAGGTAAGCAAAATACAATTGCTTTACCTCGCATACGTTCTTTGATCTCATCGTAGTTCCAATCCTCTGCTTTTTTCTTAGTAGGCGCAGCAGCCTTTACTGTAAAACCTTTTGCCATTTTGGATAATTACCTTCAAGTCAATTTTAACTGTATAATCCTTATTTGTCAATAAGAACCTTCTGACATGTCCTTGTCTAATAAGTCATCGAATTCCTCATAGTCTAACTTATCTGGATGATCTTTAATTTCTTTCTCCCAGTGTTTATGGAATGCCTCTTCAGACACACAGGGGGCGATACATGTTTCTTCGTCGTAGATATGATAGATTTTGTCAGTCATAAGAAGGAGTTATAAGTTCTCAGAACACATAGTATATATCGACCCTTTTGGGAGGATTTTTTTCCTGAGAATTTTTCTATATGTATTATAACACACACTCGATATTGACTTTTGTAGGTTAGGGTCTCTATCGTTTTTTATTTCGCACGGCCGCTTCGCTAACCGTCACACGTCTACAAACGACTGTCAAATACGAACTGTCGAGTAGACGTATCACACACGAATGACTACCACGACTCGACGTTGCCATTACGCATCACAACGTCTACTGTATTTCGACGCATAAAAAAAACCCCTCCGCTTAGGAGGGGTCGGTATGCACTCTTCGTGCTTACGCCATAACCAGAGAAGCAAGTCTATCTCTTTTACGGATTTGGCGAATTGACCAGAGATTACGTCTACCATTTTTCTTAGTAGCGTGTAGGATTCCCTCTCTTTCCAAATCAAGCATAAATCCGTGGATTGTGCCTTTATGGCGAGCAGGGTCTAAACCCATTGTCCTGACCAAATCGCTGCAAGTGAGTTGACCATGACGAATGAGACCTGATCTAATTTTGCAGCGAATGAGTGATGATAACATAAGGAGCGACCTTTGTGTGTACTCTCTTATTATAGTCAATAAAAAACCCCCTTAGGGGGGATAGTGCCTTATGTTAACAATTTGTTATATAAGGTTTTTGTGGATGCGACGGTAGGCAACCCATGTAATCGCTTGTATCTCAGAAGCGGTTAGAGTTTCGCCTTCTATCTCACTAATGATTTTTGCTGCCGTCCTGTAATCCTCTTGAATCATTTTATAGGTTTTAGGAGTCATTCCAGGAACGTCTTTGATAGTTGTTACAGTGCCATTCCAAACATTGTAAGAGTGACCATCAATAGTACAATCATCAGTTTTGCCGTTAGTGCTTATGTTGGCATAAAACGATTTTGTCTTTTGCCCTGATAGAATCCCTTTGAGAGAATCATCATCACTAACGCTACCTTCAATTATTGCGATTGCTTTTGCCTTTTGCTTTTTATAAGTGCAGGGTTTGCAATCAGTTAATTCAAGGTCGTAAGCATGTGCCCGTAACATCATTTCGGCATCTTCGATATTTCTATTCCATTTGTTGCTAGGAGATAAAGCACTGATAACGGCACTAACAGTATTAGAAGTGACATTGTACTTTTTCGCTAGAGTACATGCAATAGAATAAGCATCGGAGTACCAACTTTTTCCTTTAACTCTATCTACCTTAGAAGATCCAAAGTACATAGCGATAATAGAATCTAAGTGTTGGGTCATTGGACTTGCTTAACTATTAATATAATAACATGCCACAGTGACCTTTCTAGGGTCTTAACATTATTGTAACAATGTTAAATGCCAGTCCTTATGACATTAGATGACCAGTCCAAACCGTCGGCAACTACATTACGGGCAGTCGGGTTTTGACATATGATCACCGCACATAATGCGATAATAACAAATTTCATAAGCGGTGTGTAACTGTTTACATGATACCATAAAAAAAGACCCCTTAGCGGGGTCTTTATAATTACTTTACAAACCGTTGATATTGGTTCTTTGTAAATGTGACGCTTTGGTCAATGTAAGGGAGAATTGAATTTATCCCTTTCTTAATATCCTCTATGAACATATAAAATTCATAGTTGTGAATATCAAGTCGTCTTTGAAGATCCGTCCCATACTGTGATAATGTAATTATCTTGCCAGTTGGTTTGCGTGGTTTGCGATTTACCTTGACGGTTTTAGCAATCACCTTACGGGTCTTTTTGACTGAAGTAGCGGGCATTGATCAGATGCGTGTGTACTCCCATAATGTAACATAAAAAATGCCCCGTTAGGGGCATTGTAATATTTTGTTGTAATTAGTCTTGAGAGATGATAGCGTCAAGTGTGACTAATAGTTCATGACCATTTTCACAGGACTCTAGCAAATCAATCATTACATCAAAAGTCATTTTAAAAAATGCAAGGTTTACGGTGTGATAGAATTAATCTATCAATTCATCATACTCACGCCACTGGTTAGGGGTGATGTTTTCCCGTGGTGCGGATTCATCCAACATATCGAAGATTGTAAAATCTTCGGGGTTTACCATATTCAATAATGAATCGTAAACCTTAGGATCAAGAGCGTTCATAGCACCTCTAGGATAATAAAAATGGAGGGAGTTGCCTCCCTCCGTATCATATATCTAAACTGAAGTTAGTACACCAGTTTTGATAGAATTGTTTACAAACCTTCCAACGGATTCGTTAGAAGTCACAACGGTTGAGAGTTGTGAAGCAAATGCGTTTAGGTCAGCGATGCCGTAGGTATAAGACCTGCCGCCATTAAATGTGACTTCAACTGTATCTGCTTTAGCACCTTCCTTGATTGCTTCAATTGCAGTGCTTGTGAATGTAGGGAACATAATAAAAAATGTTTTTGGACAATTTAGGTTTTTTGAACGGGATGCCTAACCCCCGTTTGATATATTCTATTATTGCATCTTTTGACTATGTTCGCAACCCCTAATGTGCCAGTGTGCGAATTGGAATAAGTGAGGCACGGATGACACCCTAAAGTGTTTTATAGTAGGTTATTTAAGACGAACCCCTAACCTGCCCCCTATATCTAGACAATTTAGTAATTGTACTAGGTATAAGACGCTGCATCCGTTGTGGAATCATAGTTTGCGTTTTCTAACAATTCGTCCCACAGTTCGGGGTCGTAATTGTCAACCAACTCTTTTAATTCAATTTGTGAACAATCTCGCATGTGGAAGTCCATCATGCTATCATAGCAGTATTGGTACATCGTTTTCATATCCATGCCGTCACATATAATCTCCGTGTAAGCATCAGCAATGGATTCAAACACATAGGGATCGAGTTTAGATTCAGTCATGCGACCTCCTCTACTAAATTGATCTCCCAATCTGATACCCATTCCTTGACGATCTCATGCGAATTTACATCAGCATGAACAAGTTCCCTTGCTTCGTCCTCGTCTCGTGCTTCAACTGCTACGATGAAGGATGTAGTTTCCATACACTCAATGTGATAGTTTTTCAATTGTCCTCCGTGAGTATTTGGATAAGAGACTGGTTGTCTCTATACATGTATTATACCATAAAAAACGACTATCAATGATATATGATAGTCGAGATTTAATGAATTGTGATAATGACTAGTCGAGATCATATGATATACTAGTCGAGATTACCAAGAACCCATGAGCAGACTCATGAATAAATTGTACTCTCTGTTATCATATGCTCTGTGGTCTTCAACTATGAAGTCCTGCCAATCAGTGCCATCTATTCTAAATGATAGTTGACCATTTTTGACATACCACCAGAACTGATCATCATCTGATTCATAGTGGTGAAGATAACCGTCGTCGCCTTTATGTTCATTCATGATGGATAATAATCAATTTTATTATCCTTCTCCAATAGGTACTTGGTGACTTGTGCTGTATTATCTGGCACTGAGTCTAAGTAAGATTGGATCTCATCACATAAATGATGTGGGTTGACGGGATCATCGGGGGCACATTCAATGATGCACGTAAATTGAAGATTCATTAGATATCATTAAGGGGAGATTGTCCCCTCCTGATCGGAGGGGTTTTGGATTGAGGTTTAGTCTGTGGCAAAAACCTTCTCCCATAATGAATCAAATGCGTCTTGATCTAAATGATCGGGGATACCCATGTCCTGAACGAATGATAAACATTCTACGAGGATGGCATCTTCTGCATCTGTGAGTTTGTAAGTCATTGAAGACGTTGCCTCGTGTGTACTCCCGTATTATACAATAAAAAATCCCCCTTTACGGAGGATTTAATAAAGTCTTAATGATCTGTAATAAGTTGTCGGATGATGTCAAAGAGTTCGTCGTAGTTGACACCTTCCCAATCATCCCACTCAGATACAAAACCTGTGTTGTCCGTGTCTGGATCACCTCCAATAAAGGTGGGACAGTACATCAAGTGACCATCACTTAACCAGAACGTCATGCCGAATTCTTCAGAATTGATCATGTGACTAAGAACTCCCTCATGTAATAATCACAAGTTAGTTCAAGTCGTGATGCTTCTAATTCGACTTGATCAAAAAAGGCATCCATTGCCTTCTTCTCATCAGGTAAATGCTTCTGGATCTCACCCCAGTTGATCATTACCTTAGCAACATTTAATTCTGCCATTGTTTGAATTGTATGTTACTCCCATATGATAACATAAAAAAAGCACCCCGAAGGGTGCTATAATGATCTTGTAACAATTCGTTATGCAGGAATTGCTACTGGTTTTTGGACATTTGGAGTAACAGTACCAGACTTACCTTCGTAAGAATTCCAGTTCTCTGTCTCCCATGCATGCCATTTACCATCGTGGAAGAGGTAGGCATAATCTCCATCGGTTTGGTAGTTGATAAAATCCTCAACTGACTCATGAAGTGTTGGTGGGCAATCCTCACCACGTAAAGAATAATATTGGACGTGCTCTTCACACTCCTTCATATTCCAATCATGAGTAGAACAACATGATGACATGTCGCCTCCGTCAATGAGTTCACTTGCTTTGTCCTTTGAGTTAAAAGACTTAACAAGTTTTTTACCTAACCCTTGTGGGTATCCATCCCAATGGTGGTATGCTGATAGCACACTACCGTCTTCCAATTGAAGACCGATTCTTGAGCGGGTACTCATTCTAAATTTGCTAGGTACTCCCATATTATACACGGGAAGACCAGCGGTATACCAAATATTAATATAAACGTAACAAACTGAAATATATAAATCCACACAAATAATTGGCACAACACCGTGTGTCAATAACATCACTTATGGTATAATAGTTGGTTATATGGACTGTTCTTTGACCGTCCCTATGTGCCACTACCAATTCGGACAACTGTCACTGTTGTATATGGACTCTATTGTGTCCAAATTCTCAACATACGCATCTACTTCTTCGCTCTCTTGTAGGTCGAAGATCTTAGAATAGTCTATGTTGCGTGGGTCGAAGTCCCCTAACACACTCATGTCGAGTGTAACACGATAATGTTGCAAATGTACATCATCGTATGCTTTTGATGATCCCATAATGGTGGCAGCAGATGGAATAGTATCATTATAACATGAACACACACACTTGGCAAGTGATACGTGTGTACTTCATAACATGTATTTATACATGATATTACAAATGTTAAGAATGATTGACATAATATGATTATAACACATGACACACATCTGGTCGAGACTTTATGAAGTTATATGACACATGATTATAGTCGAGATATCCACACTTGACATATGACATGATTTAGTCGAGATTTGACATGATATTCTAGTCGAGATTCTGTGCGTGTAGTCTCGTCGAGATTTCATGACATTCCCCTGTTATTTTTCTTCGTGTCTCTTGACATTTTCGAGGTCTTGTGATAGAACGCTGCCTAAGATCACTAGGATCTGACACCTATAAAATGGTAGTAAAGGATAGTATCCTGAGAACGTTCTCAATAAGAAGATAAAACACGCATTTATATTTAAAATACCATTTAATTAATAAAATAAATGTATTTCTTAGGTATTATGGTATAATCGGATACCTTTTGAACTTTATCTGTCGTTCTATGCTATCCTGTAATTCTTCTAATGTTCGTAGGTCTATGTGTACTAAATCTATACCCTTATTCCACCTACTTGGTAATGGTGCAATCACTGCTGCCTCCTGTGAATTTGGTCTCTCCAATACTCTCTATCTTCCTCTGTTATCCAAGGTGAGTGTACCATAATATGTGCATGTTGTAACCACTCTTTATCACTCCAATCTTTACGTGGTTCACTTATGTAATCCTTAAGCATGACTAGCAATTACTCCTATGATTAATACAACATAGATTGCATTTAAAAATAGTAAGTTTTGTACTTGTGTATTGGTTATCTTTAACTTATTCTTTAATCTCCATCCTACCTGTACACACATAACAAGTATAATGATAAAGACTACTATCATACCATCAACAAAGTCCATCATATTATATCACCTGATACACATACTCTGTATAAGTTATGATTAGTTCTACTAGCATGTACCTCATGCATCATTCTACTTGGGAAGAATAACATTGTATTCTCTGCTCCATCATGCATCTTTACATTTAACTTCTCAGGCAATCCTATTATGTTACTATAGTGTAGAACAAAGTCACTACTCTCTGGATCTTCTAACTGTTCTACCTCATTGTTCGTTGGTACTTGTATCCATGCAGCAAAAGAGAATACACCATTGTGATAATGTGCAGGAGCATACTCATCAGGTGTGTTTATCCTTGCCCAAAATCTATGCATATTTGGTTTCTTCTCTCCTTGTGTTAAATGTTCAATTGCAAGATCAGACAATACACAATACTGAGTGATCACTGGTCTTATCACATCATTAAAGAATTCATCATTCTCATCTACTAACTCCATTAAGTCATTAGTAAATGTATCCTTACGGTTGATAACTGTATCACCACTAAACTCTAATGTGTCTACCCATTGCTCACCCATTGTAGGATGTGGTATTTTATTTGCTTGTCTTATATACTTGAATAATAGTTTAACATGCTCATCACTTAGATCAACACTCAGTATAGGATAATTTGGTACATCAAGTTTTCTTACCTTCATCGTTTATATGCTTTGATACTTGTTATCTTACCTTCTTTATTAAAATGAATTACATCGACCACTTCTAATGACCATGTTAATGTCATTTGTGTATTACCATCATCATCTATCTCCTTCTTTGCTTCTGCGTTCTCTCCATCTATGACAATCTCACATGCAAACCAGTCCTTATCATTGCTATAAAAATATACTGGTTTAATTGTGACATACTTCACATTTGAGTACATGTCTTTAATTATACCTAAGACATTCTCCTTACCATGTACATCAACTAACCAATCACACAAATGAATATCATCAGCGAATGAGTCTGCCAACCCTTCAAGATTCTGATTACTAAAATCTTTGAAGTACTGTAATACCTTGTCAATCATCATGCTCGTCTACCTTTGTGAATGAACTATCGTAATTGTGACCGTTATGTGGTAACCAACCAGTAAATGTAGCACGATGTGTTTGTGTGCATACTGCTCCTGATGATGACACTGCGGTAAGTGTCCCACCACCATAACAATTCTTTGTTTTTGTGAGATAATCTAACAAGTAATCCCATTCATCTGGGTTATCCTTGTGTTCTCTCTCTACCAGTGCAATGATCCTATCCAAATCTTCTAAGGACATTAGACGCATTACCTCTGATTTATCTCTGATCAAAGGACTCGTACCTACTCAGTATATTATACCCACCACATCTCTTGTTGTCAATTGCTTTTATCCCTTTTAAAATATTATAGAGTGTCCCGTAAAAACCATACAAAGGTATGTATAATTTCTATGAATTACACTCACCAATTTGTTGTGCGTCCTCCTTTACTAACCTGTGTATGTGTACTATTAAAATCAGTAACAGGCACTTCCCTTACATCTGTATTTGGTCGTGCATAGTCTGTTGCAGTTTGTTCACCTCTCATGTGATACTTCTCATAGTTCTGTACCAACCCTTCAGTTGTTCCATTACTTTGTATCCACTCATTACAACACTCATACACTGCTCGGTTATCTTCTCTGCCTTGTTCATGGGCATGTTTAAGAAGTATAATCAAACACTGTTGTCTGAGTTCCTCTTGTTCTTTTGTCCATTGACTGTGATCTGCCATTTAACACCCCTCGGAGTCATGTACTCCGTCCCACTCTTCAGTATATTTAGGATTACCACTCAAAACTGGCGTTTTCCCTACAATCGCTTTCTCGGCGTTTTCGCTGAGTATTTCATCCATTCTATCTAAATCTTTACCTATCTTACCTTTTATTGGTTTACTATATCTCTTAATAACTTCATTGACTGGTTCATTGTTACTGTATGCTATCTCTAATAATGTGTCTAACTTCTTGCTACCTGTATATGATGGTATTAATTCATGCCCATCGCCACGTTGCAATAGTTCTAACACCCTGTCTAATTTAACATTGATTGCTTCTAAGTCTGAATCAGTCATTTGATGCGTCCTCCAAAGAGTCATGTGCAATATTTAGACCTAACCAGTCTGCCCATCTCCCACCATACATGGGTGAACGAGCACCATCAAAATCAAATTGATACTGGTCAAGTTTCTTATTGTAATATTGACATACTTTAGTGTAATGGTCAAGTTCTTCAGGAGTCATAATGCTCCTGTAACTAATTCGGCATTTGATGGATCTAATTTAGCAAGTAGTCTTCCTGCTTGCCTATTCAATAGAGTTAAACCTCTACCATCATTGAGTGTACCAGTATAATGAGTGAGTGCTTCCTCAATCAATTCATACTCGTCTGCTGTTAGGAATGGTTGGGTCATTACTCGTCTCCAAAATGATTAGTGATTAGGTCTTCGTATTGATCAACCTCATCTTCAGTAAGTCTGGAGACAAGATCATCAATAACCTCTTGTGCTAATGTGTTATCTTCATCAATAGCAATTAGCAGGTCAGCGCAGATGTTTTGTCTGCGTTTGATTTGTTCAGTTGTTAACATGATTACTGCTCCCACCACATAGCATTAAATTCTGCTATGTTTAGGTACTCATCATCATGCAACCTGACAATATCATCTGGTTCATCTGTGATAAAGATAAACTCTTCACAGAAGTATTCAACAGCGATACCTCCAAGTCGTTCACATGCTCGGAGCATATCACCTATCTCTTCATCTGCCATGTCACATTCATCAATGCAAAATGCGATGTCTTTTTCAAGTTGGGACATTAGATTGCTCCAAGTGAATAAAAAAAGTGAGAGAACGGGGCATCTGCAAGGTTTCACCTATATGCCCAAATTTACCCTATGGGAATCGCTTACACCTGAACCCCAACTTAATGGGCATAGGAACCGTATTATCTCTCACGGTTATGAGTCAACTGGAGGGGAAGTCAATTACCTTAACATCATGTCTCCGCTTCTTACCAGTCATTTGGTAATACACAACCAAAGTTTTGGATGTCGGAGTAGTTAAGAACCTCACTTATGTTGATGAACCTATTATACAGCATAAAAAAGCACCCGTGTAGGGTGCTTAAGACAGTTTAACAATTGGTACTATGTTGGTGGTTGTTGGAAGTTACCTCGCTTACCATATGGTTCAGCACTATCAGATCCACCCAACTGTTCTGGTGAGATACCACCAGCACCATACAATCCTGCTGGATTACTCTCAGAAGACGCTACAGCGACTTGTGTACCAGTATCATATGTGCCATAATATCCTGTTGGATTTGCTTCGCTTGAAGCATAACCAGGATTTGGATTAGTATAGTCTACATCAGGAGGGACATTATATGTCGCAGTGGCAGTATTACCAGCACCAGCAACATAATATGGTCCACCAAGATCATGGTCATAAAATCCATAAGGATTTGATTCACTTGATGCTATACTTACATCACCATACAATCCTGTATCATAATTGATAGGATATGCTGCTGTCTCTGCTACACTCACATGAACATCACTATGTCCATCAACATAATATTGTGTTGTAGGATATCCTTCTGTACTACCTGTACTAATAGGATATGTACCATTATGGTTTTGATATGCTAGATCATCAGGTGTAATGGTTACAGGATACATTGTACCTGCTGTACCTGTGTTTATAGGAGGATGTGAGTCATCAAGTAAACTAACTGCTGTACCTGCTACATCTGCCTTCTGTCTATAAAATGCTAATTGATCATTCAATTCTGCTTTAAACTCATTAACAATAAACTGTGCGGTTGCACCTGCATCACCTAGGTAGTCTGCAATAACAGATCTAAGTCTATCACGTCTGCTATTCTCGTAATTTGACACTAATTGTTCCTCTTTTGTCATGTTACTCCACCATCTAATACTATCACATTATATAGACACAGGTGGTTTGTGTCAAATAATATTGTGTCCTAAAGTTCTTCTAATTCTTCAGCAATAGCATATAATTCTTGTGTTGCTTTTAATGTAAGAGTGTCACATTCATCAACTACCAATCTAATAAACTCTGCTAATGCCTTAGATCCTATTTTACTCTTAGGTAACTTAGTTGTGCGTGATAAGTCTCCAATAGTTTGCAAATAAGCATTTTGGAGCACCTCCGCTCTATGTATTTTACCGTCTGATCCTAAACTCATTTTAATACACCAGTGTAAACGCACGTTGGTCTGGATTATCTAATCCTACCCACTTGTCAGTTATAAAATGACCAGCAAGTGAACCAGTTTGATCAAAACCATCCAAATCCATTTTTATTTGGTCATCACCATCATCTGCATCAACATGTGATCCTTGCATCCAATACTTAGGATACACTACCTTATTGGTATTGGATAACTCAACACCCCACAAACCAAATGAACTATTTGCCATTATATGATAGTCACACATACGCATCAAACACAGATCATATGAATAATTATACAAATTATACTTTAACTTACGTTTGCCAACTGCACTCATCTCTTTAATAATCTGCTGCACTGGCACACCACTTTTATCTGACATTATCTTTAACACCATTTTATAATAGAATCTGCCCATGCCACTCTCATCAACCATCTTCAACATCCACTGTGTCCAGTCACAGTTGACTATCTCATTATTATTCTCAATGTCATGTACCAATGTGAATCGTGAACCAATGAACTTAGGATTATTCATTACATAATCCTTATCGTTAGTAAAGATCAGTACTGGTAAACCATCAGGCATTTGTTTAAGTGCATCCTCATAGTAATCATCATCTATTAAGAACATGCCACTCTGTATATCCTCAAAGTCTCCTCTTCTAATGTGCATAGAGATTACAGGAGTATCACCAAACTTATCCTCCTTAAACTTCTTACATGCGTCAGTTATCTCATCTCTAAATGTAAAATGCTTCTTGAGTTCTGTTATCTGTGTTGTGTCAATAGCATTAGATGGTGTTGGATATCCAAACAAAGGAACATTATCCTCTACTCTTGCTAGTACATCTTCAAACTGTTCATCATCTAAAAATTCTATGACTTTATCAGCAGTCACATCATTTGGATTTATCTCCTCATCAAATTGTAATGTCTTATATGTCGCTCTTAATGCTATTAAGTCATGCTTACCAATACCATACTTTAATCCTGAACGATTACATAATGCTCTCATCATTATATAACAAGAGTGTTGATACCCAAGTCCACTACCTGTTAATTGATGTTCCTCGTTTATTGTAAGTGCCATAATAATATTTTTAAGTATTTAGAAGTACAATTGCCAAACACCATCGCATTTAACACCATGACCTTGAAGACTTATTCTCCTATCATTAAAGTCTGCATTATATGCTGGTGCAATTTGATGCACAAGTGGTCCAATGAACCAAAACATCTCACCAATATTATATGGTACTACTGTTGGTTCATCATAGTCACCCCATTTACTATAATCTAATTCCTTCATGTGCTTAGTGTATTTGTTATCAATCTCATACTGCTTCATTGACTCCTCTTCCCAAGTATTCAGACCACCACCATTCATAGGAACCTGAAGTGGTAGAGTAAATGACAATGTATTCTCAAGATCTACCTCTTTAAAATGACTCCATAAGAATTCATGCTGCTCATGCTGTAAGTCAACATGTATAGTAGCACTTGGTTGCTCCATATACATTTTGGTTGCCATCTTTGGTTGTTCATTTGGTTTAGTACCAAAGATATGGAATCCTGGAGTTGCTAAGAAGTCTGCTACTTGACAATCACCAATAGTATTCCATAACGCATGTACCACATGCTCATATAAAAATCCAAAATAATCATTAAAAACAGGATTTTGGTCTTTTATGTAATCATAGTAGTATTGTATATTTGATATGCCATCAATATATGTTGCTACACCCAAAGTATAAAAGTCAACAGGATTCTCATCACTAGCAGTGAATCCACCTTCACCACAATAGATACCTCTCGGTATCCACCAGTCCTTCATTAGATCAACACGTTGAATAGTATTGTCTATTGCTTCCTGATCTAATACTTTGACGTATCCTGATCTCATTTTTTAAATACACCTATTGATACTAGCACTGCCATTGTTAATGCTGTCCAGAATACTATGTACCACATCACTTTGCCTCCTTTTGTTTAATGTCATATTCAATGACAATCTTCTTAGAGGATCTACCAACTGAGTTCAATGTCTCATAATGATTCCATTCACCCTTGAGTAGTTCTTCCATCACCTTCCTATCTAAACCTGCTAGATTGACACAGTTATCAACAGACTTACGCACTGACTCAAGACCTAAAGGTTTATGATCTATGAATGATCCTGCTAGATCATCATTCTTTGCCTTCTCTAGTGCCTTATCAATATCAATTGTAAAT